ATTTGTTGGTACGATTGACGGTGTACATGAAATTGGATTTTGGAATGCTCTTGGTATCCTATTTCTTTGTTCAATGTTGTTCAAAAATACTAAGGTGGGTTAACAAATTTTAGGTATGATACAGTAAAACCCCACTTCGGTGGGGTTTTTAATGTCTATAATAAGTATAAGTATTTGATTTATCTAGGTATTTGACATTTTAATTGATGAGTGATATGATATATATCAGTTAAACAACATGGTGAAAATTGCAATGACACAATCTGAATTGATTCGCAAGTTATATACATTTACCCCAGCTACTCCGTATGGTGAGTTGCTCAAAAAAGAATTTAATGTTGAAGTGCCCGCTTCTGCGGCTGCATATCAACTCGAATATTTGTATAAGTACTGTCTTCAATTGAGCATCGATGAATCTATCGATACGAATGATATTGTTGCTCTGGCAGCAGATAAAGTATATGAACATGTGGGAAAATATCCGTGGTGTAAAACCAAATATGATACTGTGTTGACTCATATCGAAAAGATGGCAAAAGCTGACTTTAAAGATATGAGAAAAGACAATATCGTTGTGTTTTCAGAAAAATATCAGAAGTATATGTTTTATAAAGATAATGTCGTTGCTTGCCGCTCAAACACAGTAGAAGGTCTGAAAAAAGTCGTTGCTCGTAAATTCGGCTCGGAGTTTGAACTCAATATGAATATGCTAAGTATTTGATTCATTTAGGTGTTTGACATTTAATTGAGTCGTGATATAATGTATACATCAATTAAACAATACGGAGAAGAAAATGTTTACGAACGATATTAAGAAGGGTATGAGGGTTATACTCGCGAATGGATGGTATGGTACTATGATGGATAACATGAAGGGCAACATTCGAATGGTTAATGTAGAAGGATTCTGTACGGAGATTGGCTCGGTTTATGCATGGGACATTTCACAGGTCATCAATCCTGATGGCACCAGTGTTAAAGTTACTCTGACCGAGAAACAATTGAAAACAAAAAAAATGGCTGATGCTTTCACTGCATGAGTATTTTGAATAGAATTTTACTATGATGCCAATCAATAAATGACTAAATTACAAGACAGCAAGAATTCTCAACTTACTGCTAGAAAAGCGAAAGATTCTACAACATCTTCCTTATTGACTACAATTATCGGGGAGACTGAAATAATTGGCAAAAATGAGCGCAGAGAAGTCACAGATGATACATTAAAAACATTAAAGCGGTTTGAAAAGGGTATGATTGACACAATTGGATACATGAATGATAATGGCATGTCATCTACTGCCCCAAGGTTTTTACATACGCTGAATGAACTTGAAATTGTTAGAACATTCCTTCCGACTAAAATTTCGGCCGGTCAAGTGCTGGACGCCGTCAAATTTATTATTGGGGTATGTGGGCTTAAATTGGAGCAAAAATCACTGGGTGTTATCACGAAGAAACTCAAAGATAAATACGGTGAACAGTTTGATGGCAAACAAGCAGCTACTCAATTCAAACTTCTGCTATCTTAAATGGAGAATCTTATCCTCAGACGCATTGCTGAACTTTCTGGCCATAAAATAGAGTTTAAATGTGAAGCAATATTGACTGGAACAGCATGGATTGGAGATATGCCAATCGATATTACAGTCTGTGGAGGACATGTAAAACTCAATGGGATAGGCGCATTTTCAGGAGATTCACTGAAATTATCAAAAAGCAAATGGAGAGGAAAAGGAAGATTCAAAGAATTGCGCCCTCATATTAACCAGACGTTGATAGAATTTGGGTTTAAACCAGAACTCTATCTTACTCCTTTATCGCCGGTCTGGAAGAGAAATTATAATTTAGTAGAAGACGAACGAGGTAACTGGAAAATAACACTTTAAGTTATGTATGATTATTTGAATTCAGCTATTATCAAATAACTATAAATAATAACATCAATTAAATAACGCGGGGAAAAAATGACAACAAAAAACTACGAAGTGAAAAAATATGCTGATGCCAAAGAATATTATTTGAATGGCAAATTACATCGTAAAGCTGGGCCCGCAATTGAATATGCTAATGGCGCCGAAGAATATTATTTGAATGGCAAATTGCATCGAGACAATGGTCCTGCTGTTAAATATGCTAATGGAAACAAATACTGGTATATTCACGACAAATTGCATCGAGACAATGGTCCTGCTGTTAAATATGCTAATGGCACTCAAGCATGGTATAAAAATGGCAAATTGCATAGAGACAATGGTCCTGCTGTTGAACATGCTGATGGTGATAAAAAATGGTATAAAAATGGTCAACTTCATCGTGAAGACGGTCCTGCCGTCGTGCACAATGATGGTACCAAAGAATGGCATCTAGATGGTAAACAGCATACCGAAGCAGAATTCAATGCAAAGATGAATACTGCAAAGTAATTGTCTGTTGCAGTCATCGAAAAGATATTCGGTTTAAAGTAAAGATTGTTAAATAATTGATTTATTTCGGCATTTGACATTTAATTGAGTCGTGATATAATGTATTCCTCAATTAAACAACACGGTGAAATACTCAAACATGATTAAATTCTATTCAAAAACTGGCCGATATTCTTATATCGTAGATGGCAAAACTCTTGCTACATCTAACGATAAGAAGAAACTCGAAGCAAAAATTCGAACACTCGGCAAGACTTCAGCAGCTGATGTGGATGATGATGTTTTGCTTGAAGTTAAAAAATCCGAATTTACTGTGGCTGAGCGGTTCGACTTCATGACCCAATTCACTAAACTCGCAGCTAAAGGTATTATCCCCAGCCTCGTGGTGACAGGTTCAGGCGGCCTCGGGAAGTCTTTTACCGTTTTAAATGCACTTCGAGATATGGGATTGACTGAAGATACAATCGGCACTATGGATGGTGACTTCGTGTTTGTGAAGGGTTATACTACTCCCCGCAACTTGTACACCACTCTCTTTCATGAAAACGGCAAGGTAATCGTTCTGGATGACCTCGATACAGCTTTTCGTGACCCGATTGGTGCAAGCATTTTAAAAGCTGCATTGGATTCTTCCGACCGCCGGATTATCTCCTGGGGGGCAGAATCAAAAGATGATGAGGTGCCTAGTCGTTTTGAATTCACTGGCAAAATTATTTTCATTTCTAATCTAGAATTGCATAAGTTCCCGCAGGCAATTCTGAGCCGTTCTATAGTATGCGACTTGACTCTCAATGTGGACGAGAAAATAGAACGAATTGCTCAGATTTTCGATGAAGATGAAAGGTTTGAGTCCGAGGATAAGATAGATGTGTTGAATTTTATCAGGAAGCATGTGAAAATGGCAAAAGATTTAAATATCAGAAGTGCCTTGAATATTCTCAAGATGAAAGTTGCACTTGGGGAAGACTGGGAACGGCCTTGTTTATATAACTTTTCTGTAAATGGATGACCTAACTGGGGCTAAGGCATCTTAGCCCCATTATCTTGATACCGTCGATGGGTGCATATCAACTCAAAACAATGAGACTGGTACAGCATCCTAGACTGTCTTTTAGATAAGTGATTGATTCATCAAGGTGTTTGACATTTAATTGTGTCGTGATATAATGTATTCCTCAATTAAACAACACGGGGAAATAAAATGCTTCCGAACGAAGTTAAGCTCTACGATAATGACGATAAAGAATGGTATCTGAATGGTAACCTCCATCGTGAAGACGGCCCTGCGGTTGAATCTGCAAATGGCGATAAAGAATGGTATCTGAACGGCCTGCTGGCCCGGCCTCGGCGGTCCTGCTGCTGAATTTGCCAATGGATGCAAATTCTGGTATCTGAACGGTAGGCGCCATCGTGAAGACGGTCCTGCTATTGAATCTGTTCTCGGAACCAAATATTGGTATCTGGATGATGTAGAATACACCGAAGCAGAATTCAATGCAAAGATGAAGACTGAAAAGTAATTGTCCGTTGCTGACATCGAACCGCTGCTTGGGTTTAAAGTGAAGATTGTTAAGTGATTGATTTATTTCGGCATTTGACATTTAATTGAGTCGTGGTATAATGTATACATCAATTAAACAATACGGAGAAATAAAATGAAAATATCGATGGATAACAAGGCTCACTTTTTTGTTGGATACTGCATTTCTATTACGGTGGCACTCGGCCTGATTGTGGGAGGCATCACAAGTATGCAGATGGCGGCACTCCTTGGACTGTTGGCGGCGGCGAACGTCGGGATACTCAAAGAAGTGTGGGATATCCTCCACCCTGCTAGCCGCCGGGCAGATTTACGGGATGAGGTCAGTACGTTATTAGGCGGCGCTCTTGCGGGTGTGGTAGTGACCGGAATGGCTATGATGGTTACTCCATGAACTTATTGACCGTACTCTCCCGCGGCGGCTTAGCCCCATTATCTTGACACAGTCGATATGCACCCATCAACTCAAAAACAACAAGAATGGTGCAGCATCCTAGACGGTCGTTTAGATAAATGCTTGATTCATTAAGGCATTTGACATTTAATTGAGTCGTGGTATAATGTATACATCAATTAAACAACACGGAGAAGAAAATGTTTACGAACGAAGTCGAGGTTCAGGTTAATGCTAATGGCGACAAACTCTGGTACTTGAATGGGGAACTTCATCGTGAAGACGGCCCTGCCATTGAAAAAGTTAATGGAGACAATTACTGGTACCTGAATGGTGAATTGCATCGTGAAGACGGCCCGGCGATTGAATATGCTAATGGGGACAAATACTGGGGTTTGAATGGACAATATCACCGTGAAGACGGCCCGGCGATTGAATATGCTAATGGAGACAAAATCTGGTATCTGAACGGTAAATGCCATCGTGAAGACGGCCCAGCGATTGAATATGCTGATGGTTACAAAAGTTGGTATCTGAACGGTAAATGCCATCGTGAAGACGGCCCAGCGATTGAATGTGCTAATGGGGACAAAAGTTGGTATCTGAACGGTAAATGCCATCGTGAAGACGGCCCGGCGATTGAATGTGCTAATGGGGACAAAATCTGGTATCTGAACGGTAAATGCCATCGTGAAGACGGCCCTGCAGTTGAATATATCAATGGAGATAAATTCTGGTATCTGAATGGTGTAAGATATACAGAAGCAGAATTCAATGCAAAGATGCATCCTGTAATAGATGTTTGACGTTTACATGATATTACCAATCTTATTAATCGAGCAAAAGAAGCACATATCGACATTCACGGTAATCTGATTTAAGGAAATATACATCATGCAAAATTTAATTCGCTGGCCTTCTATTGAGCAATTTCGTAATGTTGTAAAAAACGTACAGCATAAAGTTCGCTTCAGTGGGCTTGATGATAATGGGAATGCAATTTTCGATACATCTGCTAAGCTTCCTACACTGCATTTTGAGGGCACCGTAAAATTACACGGGACAAATTCCTCTGTTGCGCAGTCGCATGATGGCGATATGTGGTATCAATCCCGCGAAAATATCATCACACCAGAAAGAGATAATGCTGGATTTGCCATGTTTGCAATTGCGAACGAATTTGCGTTTCGAGATTTAATGTGTACAGCTAGATGTATTGCTCGCGATGCAATCGCAGATTCTCTGAAACAAGATATTGTTGTTTGGGGAGAATGGTGTGGGAAGGGCATCCAAAAAGGTGTTGCTATTTCTGAACTGCCAAAAATGTTTGTTATCTTTGGTGTGGCATTTGTTGACGAGGAAGGCAATAAGACATATTTTACACGTCAACAAATTGTTGATACAATCGATGGATGCCGTGAATATGTATTGAGGCCAACTGGAAAGATTCCTGAGGAATCTTGCATATATTGTATATATGACTTTCCTTGCTTTCAACTTGATATTGATTTTGAAAATCCTCATGCAGTCCAAAATAAACTCAATCAATTAACTCTATCAGTAGAAGAAGAATGCCCTGTTGGTGCGGCATTTGGTGTCAACGCGACAGGAGAGGGAATCGTTTGGAGATGCACCGACGAAAATTATAATAATTCTGGTTTTTGGTTCAAAGTAAAAGGAGAGAAACACAGCAATAGCAAAGTAAAAATACTCGCCACAATTGATGTAGAAAAAATTAATAATTTGAAGGATTTGGCTGCTAGACTTGCCCATAATGGGCGCCTTGAACAAGCTGCGCAAATTATATTTGACACGTTGAATGGCGGGGAAGTTGATATAAAGAAAACAGGCGACATGATTCGCTGGGTAATGTCTGATATTATAAAAGAAGATGTCAATATTATTGCAGCCTCTGGTTTTACATTCAAAGAACTCGGGCCGTCTGTTGCAAAGAGGGTACGAGATTTTGTCATGAAGAAAATGGAGATGTGAATGCCACTCGCTTCATCAGAGTATTCTATCACACGAAAATAATTTATAAGGGCAATTATGGAAAATTACAAATTCATCAAATCTGAATCAATGTATGACCCAGGAATGATTTTCTATCATCTTGAGAGAGATGCATTTGAAAAACAAATTGGCGGGGTTAGATTCATTGAAGTAACGGCCGATTTTAAAACAGCTCAATTTGTAAGAGCAGACAGTCTGAAACCTGTCGGATTTGTGATGAAACAATACTAATTTAGGAGAATTTGAAATGCAACGCAATTGTGTTTGTGGAAAGAAAGAAAAGCCTGCTGTAGTTACTGTACTCAGATATTATAGGCGCTGGGATGACAAGCACAATCAATATTCCTCATCCGGCGGCATGACTGCCATCTGTGAACTCAATTATGACACTATGACATTGACTTTTTACCCCTCGTTTTGCTCAGACAAAGATAACTTCTCAAAGCAGACTGGTGCAACCGTAGCAGCCGCTAATAAAGTAAGGAATATTGGATATGCATGTCCTTTGAATAGGAAACATTCTATTTTCGATAACATCATATACAATATCGATAACAATACCTTGCAACCTACCAGTACAGCAGCCAAGGCTAAAATGAAACACCTCTATAATTGGATTGATGAATGATGAAAACGCGAGAAGAACTTGAGGCACAATTCTTAAATGGAGAAAAGTTTTATATGATGGTCAATGACATCAGTATATCAAATCATATTCCATATATGGAATCTATCATGTATGTGTGTGATAATAATGGTATAGACCCTGAGGATTTGGTTAAATTGCAACTCATATCTCCTCTACTCAAATGCAAATTAGAGGAGGAATCTATTGCCGCTGGGTTATTGAAAGAAACATCTAAATTGCCAATATGAAATGCCTATTCAGCCATACAAATTTTATAAAATATACTCAGCAGTAAATTTACATTTTACTTCTTCTTATGATTTAAATAAATATAAGGGAAAGTCTAAAACGATTTCTAGTATTTCATTTGATAACAGAAGAGACAAACATAGATTTTCATATTTTGCTCGGCACATCGAATCATCTAAAGATGCTCTTAAATTCTGTGTCTTCAATTTTTTAGACAACACAGACTGGTTATATAATAATTATACTGAAGCAAATGATAAATACTTTGAGAAAATTAAATTTTATTCTACTTTCACTAAGAACATAACAAATGATTTTTCCACCATCCAAACAATTAGAGACAGTAAGACGGTATCGTTCAAGTCATTTTTTGAAGAAACTAGAACAGGAAACCCTCCGCCGATTCTTCAGTTATTTTGGGAAAATTCTATTAGTATTGAGTTCATTTGCCTCTGTAATATCACTTATCCTTATATGCGCAAGTTAAGTGACTCGATAGACCCATTAGTAAGAGAAGAAGTTAGAAAAATTTGCAATTATTCACCATTTGTGTTATCATTTAGGAAATAGAGAAGTGGACAAGAAATTTCATAAGAAACATTTTCAAGCCGAAGTAGAAGAAAAGTTAGCCAGGAAACAAAAGAAACAACGTTTGAATGAAATTCAGGAAGAAGAATCATTTGATTGTGAGGAAGATGAGGAACTTTATTTTCAAGTGAAACATCTATTGAAATGAATTTTAGTTGTAATTAAAGACGTGAGGTGCTGTTACCTCCGAGTACATTATGATATTGTGATTTTTTAACAGGTTGGCACGTATGACGATAAGTCGAGAAGCCGTTTAAATAAAGGAAATAAAATGTCAAATTCAGCAATGAACAAACTCCTAGCAGCAGTCCAAAAAGCAAAAACCAATTCTTCCTTTGATAGAACAGATGAATTCTTCTATTATCCAACTCGAGACGCCGCCGGTAATGGTTCAGCTGTTATCCGATTCCTACCTGCAGCTAACGAAGAAGATGTTCCATTTGTTAAGTTGTATACCCATGGTTTTCAAGGACCGAACGGTAAATGGTTGATTGATAATTGCCTTACTTCAATCGATGAGGAATGCCCAGTATGTATTGAAAATGGTAAGTTATATGCTTCGATGTCGAAGGATGATGCTAGAAAGTACGGGATGAATCGCAAAACATCATATATCGCTCGTATTCTTGTCATCGAAGATAAGAAGAACCAAGAGCACGAAGGTAAAGTATATCTTTACAAATTCGGCACAAAGGTATTCGATATGATTGCAGATGCATTGCAACCAGTTGATGAGGACGATGCGAAATATAATGTATTTGGTGTAGAAGGCGATGAAAACAATTGGCCAAACTTCAAGCTTCGAATTCGTAAGGTAGATGGGCAGGTTAATTATGGAAAGTCAACGTTTGAAGCTGGCGGTGATATTGATGTCGATTTCATGGCGCAGTATACGGCAGAAAATGACCCACAGAAATTTATCCAGAAGGATCAATTTAAATCTGCT